CAGTTTCAAGACCGTTTCGCCGTTTGTCCCGAAACGTATCCCGACAAAAAGACAGGCGATCCGAAGCCTTGGAACTTCAACGCCGACTTTTGCAAATCGTGGCGTGCTGAACAGGATGGAAAGACGGTCATTAAATCCGACACGTACTCCGAAGCGCAAAACGCTTTGGATAAGCTTCGCCGCAACGATGAAGTCACGGCTGTATTGGCCGGCGCGAAAACTCAAGTTGCGGTCCACGGTGAATATGTTGACGCAGCTACCGAGTTGATGATCCCGATTCGCGGCCTGATCGACATCGTGCCAACTGGCGAGTTCACCAACGCCCTGGTGGACTTAAAAACCACCAGGAGCGCCGAGTCAGACACATGGGCTCGCAAGGTTGATGCTGACGGACTGGATGCACAAGCCGCGTTCTATCTCGATCTGTGGGCGGCTGCGACTGGCGAACCAAGATCGGAATTTCGCCACATCATTCAGGAGTCAAAGCCGCCCTACCACGTTGAATTGCGTTTGGTCTCCGAGGAGTTCATTGAGGTGGGACGACTGAAATATCGGTCGGCGCTCAAGAAATATTGTCAGTGCCTCAAGTCGAATGAATGGCCGGGTTATCCATCGCGCCAACGATTCGGCCTGTGGTCACTTACTGAACCAAGTCCTTACATGGTTGCAAGGTTGTGACCCCCCGACAACAAATGCGCCACTGGGCCAAATACTATCGCCTCTGTCGATCTGTCGATGATCGCGATGAACAAGTTTATGCGCTGCACATGGCGTGTTTGTTTAGGGGGATTTCGATGAAAGGAATTGTTTATGAACGAACAAACAGAATCTGAGGCCATAGCTTTGGCTGATAAACAGTACCGCGAATACCGCCAAGCCTTTTGGGACTACATGGCCAAGGAGCATAATATGCATCTACTGGCGAGCCAGCAAGACGATATCGAGCGCCTTATCCTCGGACCTCGCAACAACGAAAGGGATGTGTTGATTGTGGAACTAAACAAGCTCTACCGACAGAACGCGGCGATGCGAACCAGATTGGTAGAGTTATTGGAAGTCTGTGAGCTGCCTTTTGATGTGAGAGTAAAAGCGAAATGAACACCCCCATCCAATTCGAAGTCCTAGGCAATCCCAAAGGCCAGCCACGCCCTAAAGCGTTCGCTCGCAAATTCGGCAATGGTAAAGTGATGGCCCGCGTCTATGACCCAGGCACGGCGGAAGGTTGGAAGAGTCAAATCGCCATCGCGGTTAGGGATCTGATTCCAACTCCTCCGCTCGATGGACCGATCCGCCTGACCATTGAATTCCGGCTCCCGCGACCAAAGGCGCATTACCACAAGGTGCGCGGCTGTCTCTATCCCGTTTTGCGTGACGACGCGCCGCACTGGCACATAGGCAAGCCTGATACCGACAACATGACCAAGGCGGTCAAGGATTGCCTAACAACTCTCGGAATGTGGCGAGATGACAGCCAGGTTTGCGATGAGCACCCGATTAAGATTTACGGCGAGAGGCCGGGTATGACTGTGGTGATTAGTAGGATTGGGGTAAACCAATAGTGGGCTAAATGGAAAAAAAGGTTAAGTTCTGCGTGGATTGCCTTCTTCCTAACGGTGTGTGGAAGAAGGGGTCTATCGTGTGGCCGGCGGCGAACGCTGAGGTCGTAGCCGCTTCTATAAGGGACGAACATCCGGATTGGCTGGTAGAGCTTAATCCGGTGGAAACGGAGGCGCTGTGAGGCCGAGGGCGGCGGACCTGTTCTGTTGCGCTGGCGGAGCCGCGATGGGGTTGTATCGTGCCGGATTTCACGTGGTTGGTTGGGACCGAAGGACTGGATTGGCTTATCCTTTTGAACGGCACATTGGAGACGCCATCGACGCCAACCTTGACGGCTTCGATTTCGTCTGGGCCTCGCCACCATGCCAAAAGCACTGCGCCTTCGCACACCTTCACCAAAAGGATTATGAGTGCTTCATTGACCCAGTGAGGCAAAAGCTCAAAGCCTGGGGCGGGCCATACATCATTGAGAACGTTCCAGGTGCTCCCCTGTTCGACACAATCCAACTCTGCGGATCGGCGTTCGGATTGAAGGTGCGCCGGCATCGCATATTTGAAAGCAACATTCCGCTGGTTGGAGTCGAGTGCCGGCACAAGGAACAGGGCACTCCAATGGATGTGAGCGGGAGCGGCGGCAACAGGATAAACCGGCGCCGCGATGACCACGGAGGCAACTGCCATAAACCGCGGAACATCAAGGAGGCTCAGGATGCCATTGGAATCAACTGGATGAACCGCGAGGAAATCGCTCAGGCCATCCCTCCAGCTTACTCTGAATACCTCGGAAAACAGATCCTGAAAATAATAACCCCATGCCCAGCGACCTCCAAATAACAATCCGCCCCATCCTCCGCTCATTCGATCCAAACGGAGAACGATGCTTTCACTGTCGCGATCTTATTTGCGGATGTGATGAATTGCGGAATGACGGAATAACAAATCTATGAACACAAAAATTGAGCCGGGATATGGGTACAGGTTGCTGGAGGTTGGCGAAATGACTCGGGCAGGAGATGAGTATAAGGACGGCGCGAAGCCTTGGACTGAGATCACGCTGGATTTTCGGCCCGTGATGGAAAGCTGGCTTCCGTGCCGTCGCAAGCTCCAACCCGCACAAGTCCCAGCACCCGCAGCCGATCAAATCACTCCGACGCCCAAGCCTTCCGAAGAAGACCTAGCGCGAATGTCTAACGCCATCTCTGACGCGCTTTGCTGGATCTCTGGATACATGGCTGGTGGCGGTGATTACGCGATGAAGGGATCGTTGGAGGAGTTGGGTAAGGCCAAGGAGTTCATTGAAAGGAGTCTGTAATATCATGTTCTCACACATCTTCGAATCTGTGTTTGGCACGATGGTGTTCCTATTGCTCTCGGGGATCGCTCTATGGGCGCTCATTGCCATTGGCGAAACCAGAGAGACCGTGCAACGCATCAAGCGGCGTTTGGACGAGCAGGATGACAAAGGAGACCCGCGATGAACCTCATCGTCCACGGCGGCGCAACTGAGAACGCGGTGAGGGCTCAAGAACTTGAGGATCGGGTGAAGAGGCTGGAGAAACAGCGCAAAGCAATAGTGCGAGTGTTGAGGCCTATCAACCGTCGAGCAAGATACGGGCACTGGCGGTGGAATGCGCCAAAGACCGCAATAACGTCCGAGGTAGAAATTACCGAAGATGAATATCACGCAATTCGCGAGTTCATATCAAATGCCAAATGACCAAACATCCCCATAAATACAGCCCTTCTGAGCATAGACGCGATGATGACAAATGATCCTTCAATCCTGCCGGCTGGGAACTCCTCCCGGTCATCGTCGCACATGACAGCCGGCAGGATTGAGGGGTTACAGAGGGAGTTCCATAGACATGCCACAAAGATTTCTTAAACCGGGTATCACGACGAGCGATCACTGGAATGCTTGCTCGTTTGGGGCGCAGTCGTTTTATATCCGTCTTATGACCATCGTTGACGATTACGGGCGCTACGATGGAAGGGACTGCATTTTACTTGGCCAATGTTTTGCAATGCGGCCAGACATAACCATCAAAGACCTTGCAGGGTTCAAGGTTGAGCTGATAAGCAACGATCTGGTTCAATGCTACGACCATGGCGGTAAGGATTACATACAGATCCTACGCTGGGAGGAAAGGGTTCGCGGTCGCAGCAAGTGGCCCGCCCCTCCCGGTGTTGAGCAAGGTTTGCAATCCGGCAAGATTTACTTCATTCAGGCCGTTGACTCGAAGAAAATCAAAATAGGGTTTAGCGCCTGGAATGTGGAAACTCGCCTGAACACCCTTCAGACCGGCTCACCCGAACCGCTTGCTTTGCTTGGCGCTATCGACGGCACACCAGCAGATGAGCGGGCCCTGCACAGGAAATTCGCATCCTTGCGAATATCTGGTGAATGGTTCCAGTGTCACGACTCAATCCTGGAGATGCTTGGAACCCGCAGCAACCCGCAGCAACCCGCAGCAACTTTCGGCAAAATTCTGCTTCCATCGCCAGTAGCCAGTAGCCATACGCCATTAGCCATCGATCCTAGCCATACGCCCACGCCTCCGGAGGTGCGCGTGTGTGCTGTTGAAGTCCAGAAGCCGGAACCCAAACCCGAAAATCCAATCATCGCCCAAAAGCGGCAATTCCAAATCGATTCTCGGGTCACCTTCCTCTGGGATGAACTTTGCAGCTTCTACCGCCGACCGAAAACCAGCCGGCGAGATTACGCGGAAGAATCCATGCTCGCGGAAATCGCAACCAGGCCAGGAGTCACGGAGGAGCTGAACACCATCAAAGCCTATCGCGCTAAGCTGCCGGATGGGGAGCGTAAATTCTTCCCACAATCCCTAACGCGATTAATCGAGCGATGGCAGGACGTTTTAGACCGAGCGCGTAGCTACCAACGACCACAAGCCGAAAAGACGCTGGCTGAGAAGCGGGCCGAAGCAATGCTCCAAAAGGTGAAAGATCTATGAACCACGCAACCACCTGCAAATTTTGTCACACCCCGCTGGTGCTGTCCATCTGCGACGATTACAGCACTGAGTTTGACCCGTTCAAGTTATTGCCATTCGCCGCGTGCAATCGATGTGCTGACCTACGCACGCGCAAACGAACACTCGAAGATGCAATCGCCCACATCTGTGCACAGCTCGCGCAGTTCCGAGGTCCGGCACCATCCAGCGTCGCAAACGTCAATCGCGAGGCGTTAACGCGAGTCACAAAGAAATACACAGCGATGATCGCTGAATGGGTTGGCTCATCAACGTCGTGGTGGGAAGAGGATATAGTCAACGTCATCTGCGACAAGCCGACCGCCTGGCCCAAGACGCTTGCGCTCTGCTGGAGGATGTATGAGGACAAACCAAAGGCGCGACCTGTGGCTGAGCCGATCTACCAACAGGAGGTGATGCAGTGAAACCCTATTACAGCCATGCGGGGATAACGATTTACCATGGGGACTCTACTCAAATCATGCGTGAGATAGATTCGGAAAGCGTTGATGTGATTTTTACAGATCCGCCTTATGGCCATAGCAACCACGATGGGGACTTTAATGCCAGACTCAACGCGCACAGGTTCATAGAAAGCAAACCCATAGCAAACGATGGTGCTGAGGAAATGCGAATCGCGGTCGATAGCGTAATGCTTGAAGCTGCTCGCGTTCTCCGTCAGGACTGCTGCTGCTGCTGCTGCTGCTGCGGCGGCGGCGGCGGCCCGAGGCCGACCTTTGCATGGGTTGCGAACCGGATGGATTCGCATGGCTTGCAATTCTTTCATTCCGTTATTTGGGACAAACTTAACCCTGGCTTGGGTTGGCGATACCGACGCCAGCATGAGATGGTCATGGTGGCGCACCGCACTGGGGGCAAGTTGCGCTGGGCTAACGCATCGCTGTCAGTTCCCAACATCATTGCCATGATGCCCCCAAGGATTAGACAGCACCCTAACGAGAAGCCCCTAAAGCTGGTTACTGCGTTCATTGGTTGGCACGCCAATGCTGACGACCTTGTGCTTGATCCGTTTATGGGCAGTGGAACCACGCTTAGAGCGGCAAAGGATCTTGGGCTGCAAGCAATCGGCATCGAGATTGAAGAACGCTATTGCGAGATAGCCGCTCAAAGGCTCAGCCAAGAGGTTTTAGCGATTTAGGGAGCGAATCATGAGCCACATCCCCCACCAGAATGCACGGGTTAAGGCAGGACTGGCGATTGAGCGTTGGACCATGCCTAGAGAGGGTCGAGAGATAAAGATGCGTTGTGGGGCAAATGGTGCGTATTGGAGGGGTAAGGAATCTTTTTCAGGCGAAAGGCGAGCAAGCCAGCGGACTTTGCCTTGGAAATTTATGAGACCTTCAAGGTGATTATGACTACAAACACTTACCGAATGGGCAATGCGGCGGTTTTGATGCAAATCTACAAGGCTGAATGGAGGCAAGCCCGCAAATCCGATGAAAACAAGCATTGGCGATGGGCGGATGCGAGCAGGAAGAGTTTGTTAAGGTGGGTTCCTAATGAATTGCTTCCACAACCCCGGCGAGTGACTGCATGCGCTTATTGCGGTAAGGAATTCTCCAATCTGGCCTCCATTATCCGCGACCGCACCTGGTGTTCTCCGCAATGTGGTCGCCTCGGGCGCCTGCAACGAAGCGGCACGCCGATCAAATGCTCTAAGTGCGGCGGTGACATCGAACGACCACGCCGACCGTGGAAAAATCTCTGCCGAAAATGCAACCCGCTGCCGGCAAAAGATCCAGCCAGCGTTGCTCACCGTCGATTCAATAACCGCCTTGCTGACAACCTCAGGTCCAGAATTGGCCACGTCCTTAAAGGCAACCAGAAGTCATCGCGCACACTTAAATTGCTCGGGTGTTCCGTCGAGCAGTTGCGCTCCCATCTTGAATCCCAATTCAGGCGCGGTATGACTTGGGGTAACTGGGGGGCGCTTTGGCACATCGACCACCGGGAGCCATGCGCGGCTTTTGATTTGTCAGACCCACGCCAGCAGATGCGATGCTTCCATTTCTCAAACCTTCAGCCGCTCAAGATAAAGGACAATTTATGTAAGAATGCCAAAATTGTTCCAACACAGCGAGAATTGCTCATCTCCCTCTCATGAAATCCATCCGCCTCTCCCTCAACCAAGCTGCAACGGAGTTTCAAACGACCCGCGAAACCATCCGTCGCGGCCTCCATCGTCTGGAAATCAAAGTTGAGGGCCGGAACAAGTATTCAGTGTTCGACATTCATCGCGCCATTGCCGGGGATCTGAAGTTTGAACGGACCCGCCGTGAACGCGCCGAAGCCGATCGCGCCGAAGTTGAAGCCGCCAAAGCCAAAAACGAAGTGATCGCCCACGAGGATGTTCGCGCATTCATCACCCGAACCTTTGCCCCAGTGCGTGAAGACGTGCTTTCCCTCCCAAGTCTCCTGGCTGCCAAGTGCAATCCCAACGATCCGGAGACCGCTCGCGCCGTTCTGTTAGACTGGTGCGACACGTTTATAAAGCGCCGGCGAGAGAATGTGCCGGAGATTAAGGCGGATACGAAATGAACAACCGCCGCTCATTCTTTAAATCCCTCGCGTTGATCTCCGGCGCCGCCGTCGGTTGCCCTGGTATCTTCATTCCGAAGTTCGAGCCGGTGCGGTGGAAGGTGCAGCCGAAATACCTGCCGTGCGGATTTGCGGCGTACGACATTCCGAAACCTCTAATCTTTTGCATAAACCCCCACGGCGGAGATGTGCGCGACCTGGTTTTGGCGTGGAAGGCTCAGGAGGATTATGTCTGGATTGAAAGGCTTTCCCGAAAGATATGAGACCCCACAACCTCTCCTTCATGCTGGCGTGCTACCTCTCCTGCCTCATGCCACGCCCCACGCAGCGCCCTTCCGAATGGTGCTGTGAGTTCCTTGAGTTCGACGAAGCCAGCAATCACGGTCCCTTTCGTCTCGATGGTTCCGAATACTGGACTGAGGTTCTGGACGATTGGGGAAATCCAACCGTGACAGATGAAGTGCTGGTGGCTGGATCGCAATCGCGAAAGACCGGCACGCTGATGGGCGGGTTCTGCTGGAAAACTAAGAACGATCCCGGCGGCGTGTTGTGGGTCATGCCTAATCGCGACTTGGCCCGCAAGTTCTCAACGCAGCGACTCTCGAAGATGATCCGAAAGTCGAAGGGAACCGCGTCTATGGTCCCAAGTGGCGCCCACCGTCACGACATGTCGGCGCTCTCAATGATGCTCGGAGCCTCAACGCTGAATCTCATCGGTTCAAACTCCGCGGCGAATCTTTCATCCAACCCTTGCCGCACGGTCATCATGGACGAGGTTGACAAGTTTGACTCTGGCGGCGGTGGTGAAGCTGACGCGGTGAATCTGGCCGAGCAGCGCACGAAGGATCAGGTAAACCCGCAACGTTGGAAAACCTCAACACCGACGCTTGAATCCGGCCTCATCTGGCAAGAATTTCTCAAGGGTGACCAGAGGCGCTACTTCGTTCCATGCCCTTCGTGCTCCAAGGAAGTCGTGTTCGCGTGGTCGAAGCAATACACGGTGTTTCCGCTCCAAGGTTATGAAGCGTTCGTGACTTGGGATGCAGACGCCAAGGTCGATGGCAAATGGGATTATGCCCGCGTTAAATCCTCAGCGCACGCCGTATGCCCGCATTGCCAGGCTAAGATTCTCGATGGTCAGAAAAAGAAGATGGTGAGGGATGGTCGCTGGATCGCAACCAATCCGAGCGCGCCAAAGCATTTCGTCTCACGACACCTGCCGTCGCTCTATTGCTCGTCCACTGAAACGTCATTCGGGGCGCTGGCGGTGAAGTTTATTCAAGCGACGAAATCAGCTAGCGGTGTTCAGGGTTTTGTAAATGGGGATCTCGCCGAGCCATTCATGTTCCAAGGTATCAGCTCAAATCGAGTTGGTCTCGCGGCCCGGCACATCGAGGTTACGGGTGAGTGGTTGAATATTCTCAGCGTTGATTATCATCAGAACGCGCCCTTCTTTTGGGCGGTTGTTCGGGCTTGGAATGGAAGCAATAAATCCCATGGGTTAATCTACAAACCTTTCAACCAATGGAGCGGGATCGATGATTTACAAAGGCAATGGAAGGTCATCAAGGAAGCGGTGATCATCGACGTGGGCTTCAACCAGGAAGAGGTTTTGCAGAATTGCGCGAACTACAACATGCCAACGCGGTGCGTATTGGGAGAATCGATTCAAGGCCAACTCCCAGAGTGTGAGGGGTGGACGCCGGCCAAGAGTTTCGGCGGAAAGGGATTGTTTAGGGATGAGAGCACTGGGCTATTCCTTCCCTACCGACTCAAGAAAGACCAGGACCCGTGCTCTGGCACGGAGTTGAAAAACCAAATGCGGATCGAGTTGCTGGAGTTTCGATCTGATTTGTTCGAGGACATGCTGGAGAATATTCGCTCCAACAGGACCGGCCTTGAGTGGACCATATCCCCAGAGATGGACACCGACGAGTATCATCGGCACATGGCCGGCAAAGAGCGGAGATTCCCAAAGAACAACCCAAGGATTTACAAATGGGAAACCATTCAGAGCGGATTTCCTGATCATATTCGCTCGTGTGAGCTAATGAACCTTGTTCACGCTTTCCGCTTGCAGTTACTCAGCTTCGACGCAATCCAAACCAAAGAAGAGAAAGAGGCCGCATGAGTTATTCCGTTCAGCCGCGCACCATAACCCGAAAAGAACTTGCCGCGATGAGTGATGGTCTGATTTCAGAGCGGACCATTTGCGATCGCGAAGTCGAGTGGGGACTGGACAAGGTTAAACTCAGGTTCTCGCGCCGGCCGATTATTTACTTGCGGGTGCCAGCGGTTGAAATATTAAGGCGGATTCAGGCTCTCGTTGACTAAGCCTCGCCATTCCTCATTTTCCTATCGTTCCTATAATTCCTATAGGAAGTTCGCATTTTTGAGAGCTAAGGCGCAAAAGTGCCTTAGTGGACATCACTACTGAGACGCTTCAGGGCTTCTGGGATGATGCGTGGGACTCTTGCGCAGCGTCCGCAAATAGCTTTCGCGATCAGCTTCGCGCCTACGAAAAGGCCGCCAATCGTCAGTTCTCAGTCGGAAGCATAGCCTCCGTTTCTAAAAACTCAGCGAATCAGTCTTACCGTGGGCCAGGTGTTGGCTCCTATACGGTTGTTCAAATCGCTAACACCTGGCGCACCCTCATCAACCTGTTCGACCGGATAAAGGCTGAGGTAGACGCCGAAATCTCGGCCGACGATACCCAAAAACCACCAGACGATTACGATCCTACGGTTTACGAACGCGGCTTGCTCATTCTCGGGAACCAACCCGTTACGGAGTACTCGAGCGACTTCACCGACCTGCTACTTCCACCAACAATAGCGCCTCCGGTCCCATTTGGACAATGAAGGGACTATTTTCCATGGCGGTAATGGGGGTCGCTAACGCGGCTCGCCGAACATTTCCGACTTCAACAATCGTTTCGCGCATACATCGGTCGGTAAAAAACTGGTACGAATCAGGGTGGCCTTTGCTTGATGGTGGTCGCGCCTACATTCCGCAACTCGTTCAGGATGCGCGATGGGATCAGAATTACATCACTCGGCGGGAGATTTTGCGACGCATGCGGTTCTGGGAATGCAATTCCGGCCTTCTCGAATCCATTTTGTCCGTCGGTGAGCGTTACACCGTTGGTCCCGCCGGCCTGCACGTCTCATTCTATCCCTCCGATGACGCCTCGATGGACCTGGACGAACAGGATGATGATCCTTGGTATGAAGCCGCTGAGTTGGTCACCCGTGAGTTTCTGCGTAACTGCGGATGGAATGGGGAGTCGTTCGAAACCATGCTCAAGGTCGGCTACCGCCGGCAAAAGGTTGATGGTGACGTTTTTTACGTCAAAACGTGGAAGAATGGCCCGCTGAAGGTCGGAAACTATACCCTAACCGTAGCCAAGCCATGCCTTCAGATGGTGGAGGCTCACCGGGTAGAGACCCCATTCAACCGATGGGATCAAGAAGGTCACTCCGTGGTTGATGGTGTCGAGTTCAGGCAGGTGAAATTGCAAGGCCGGGACATGATGGAGAAGGTTGGCTACCACGTTCGCGCTGGATTTGGTGCCTTTGAAACCGAATCCCGGTGGTTCTTGGTGCCCATTGAGGACATTATCCACGTCCATTCCTCGCACCGGGTTAACCAATTTCGCGGCCTGAGTGACTTCTACTCCGTCGAAGGCTCCATCGGAAAGCTTTACGAACTGCTGAAAATCGAGCTTTCGGCGCAGAACGAGCAATCCCAATGGTCGGTTTTGGTCAAAAACGCTTCCGGCCAATTCAACCCCATCGATTCAAAACTAAGCGCCGTCTCCATCGCTCGCGGTCAGAGCCCGAACACGGGCATTGACCCACAGAAGTTGACTCAGATTCAGGAGATGTACCGGAAAACCTACGGGGCGAACACCAGGGCTTTCAAGTTCGGCGAAGATGCCGAAATGAAAGCGCCTATTCGCCCCTCAGAGGCAACTCTTCAGCTTTGGGAATATCTCATCAACGACGTATGCGCTGGGTGTCACTCCCCGCGAAGCCTCGTGATGGGAAAAATTTCAGCCGCCTCGGCGAAATCGCAAGGGACTGAGGTCAGAGCCGAGCTAGACTCGGCTGACGCATACTACAAGGGCGACTTCCAGAAATGGAAGCGGCTTACCCATGAGGCGGTTGAATATTTCATGGAGTGGGCCATCAACAACGATCCTCGCGTTGCCGATCCTCCCGCAAACTGGCGGCATTGCATCCACGTTCCTCCCCCGGAGGCGTGCAATGTGGACGTGGGCCGCAACACCCAAGCGGACCTAATGATGCTCGCCGCCGGCGCGATGGATTATGACATGCTCCTAGGCCCCCAAGGGATTTCGTTCAACACCATGATCCGCCGCCTTCACAGGCAGCAGAGCAAAATGAAACGCCTCGGGGTCCTGGTTACTCTCCCTGCCCTGATGCCTGGGCAGATCGAGTTGAACGGAAAGGGTGGCGAGCAAGCCGACGAGCCGGGAAACGAACCAACCAAGTCACAACATGCCAGCCAACCTGTTTAACAAAGTCACGCCGTTCAAAAACGGTTCCGGCAAGGTCACTGTTTCCTTTAACCAGGAAGCCCAAGAGGAGCCGGTCACAATTCAGATTTACGAGGACATCGGCGAGGACCCTTGGAGTGGATCGGGGTTCACTGCTGCGGACTTCGCCAATGCACTCGCCGATGTTCCTCGTGGTCGAGCCATCGACGTTCGAATCAACACCGCGGGCGGTGAGGTATGGCAAGGGCAGACGATTAAAACCCTGTTCGATGATTGGCCGGGTCGAAAGACGGCATCCATCGACGGCATGGCCGCTTCCGTGGGGTCATGGTTTATGCTCGGCGCCGACGAAATAAGAGCGAGAAAGCACGCTCAAATGTTTGTTCATCCCGCCTGGGGGATCGTCGCTGGCTACGCCAAGAACGCTCGGGACATGGCCGACTCGTTGGACAAAACAACCGGCCAGATCGCGGATATTTACGCCTCAAAATCGGGCTCATCCAAGTCGAAATGGCTTGAATTGATGGATGCTGAAACCCTGATGACAGCCGAGGAGGCTCACAAGTTAGGGCTCATTGACCGGATCGTGGATGAAGATCCGGTGGGCAACTTCACCGACAAGCAGATCGCCAACATGAAAAACCGCTTGGCGAATCAGCGCAACTCACTTTCCGCCCCACAGGGCGGGGCTAACAACCACAAAACAAAGGAAAACCAAATGGATAAAACACAAAAGATCGCCCTGCTGAATAAATGGGGCGTAGAGGTGCCCGAAAACGCAAACGACGAACAGTTGGACGCGCTGATCGAGGCTGGAAAACCGCAGGCCAACAAAAAGAATCGCAAGCCCGCAAAGAACGTCATCAAGTTCGCCAACGGGATCGACGGCGATCACGCCGACGAGTGTGAATGCGACGATTGCAACGCCGCGGCCAAAAACAAGGCCACCAAGCCTGACAACGGCGAAATGCAGAAGCTTTTGAACCGGCTTGAAGCTGCTGAGAAGCGCGAAGCAAAGGCGCAACTGCGAGCCATCGAGAACCGTGTTAAAGGGCTCGTTGAAAGCGGGCGCTTGCACGCCAACGCGCTCAAGGAAACGCTGAAGCTGGCCACCGAATCGGCCGATGCCGATTCCTTCCTGAACATTCTCGAATCGCAGGAACCCCGCCGGCCTGGTTTTGATCCAATCCCCGCCGAACTTGGCGAGCCCGAGTCTGCTCAAGACCTCGGCGCAGCGATCAACAAGCTTACGGAGCCGCAACGCTATCTGAGTGAGAACCGAATCCATCCTGATTTGGAAGATCGGATCGTCATCAGCAAGAACTCGAAGCAGATTTCTTCGATCATCAACCGCCTGAAGAAATTCGGACCCTCCAACGAATTGGTCGGGCCTCTGGTTGACATGTGGAACAAGTGGGCGAACTCCCCGCGCAATGCAAACACGATGGATGCAGGCCTGCTTCGCCAGGTCATTCTGTCGGAGATCATGCGGGCGTTCAAACGCCAGTTTACAAGCCTGGGATTCTTCGCGCACACCTACCAGAACGTTCCGCTCGAAGGAACGGACTATGTGCGGGTGCCTTACTATGCTTTGGATACCGGTGCCAGCACCGAGTTCAAGTACTCGGATGGCTACTTGGTGACTGCTAACGCAGCTACCAGCACCAAATCGATCCTGGTTGGTGGCAAGGGCGACGGCACGGCTACCGCCGGTTCCGGTCGGAAATACAAGACACTCCAGTTTAACGCGTACGAAATTCGCCGCCAACCCTGGCTGAACATCGCGCAACTGACGGTGATGGCTGGTGAACAGTTGGCCATCGACGTTCGGGCCGACATCATTGGCGCGAACATCAAGGCTGCAAACTTCGGCAACGCCATTTGGACCGGTGCCGCGGGCGGGTTCGATCAC